CCATTGTTAACGAAACGAATGTGACCGAATTGTAAGTATCCCATTAAATCCTCTAAGGGAAATTGTCGTGACAAAGCGTACACCGTAACAGCGTTCAATGCGATTGTGTTATCGTATGGGGTATTTGGCCCACCTGAGGGATTGGATGTTTTCTTCAACACTACCGACCCTCCCAGAATCACTAAAGGAGTAAACACCGTTTCTCGGTAGAGATTATCAATGACCGTGTGTAAAGAATCTGGCAACGATAGTTTGCGTAGATAAGCATTAAACTTGTGGAAAGGAGGACTAACTGATGAATCGAAACGCTTGCCATCACCACTAAAGTAGACCATACCTTCTGTACCAAGATAACGGGCTAAATCGTCCCAACCACCCGAAAATTTATCTATCCCAATTGTAGATCCAAAAGAGAGGCACTGGTCTACGAAAGCTCTATTAAAAGAAGCACAAGCTCGATATGTGCCCATCATAGTCTCTACAGGGCAAGACATGAACGTGCGCGTTTTACCCGCATGTACCCTATCTTGTCCTCGCAACTCATCTTTGATATTCACTTGCCACAACGGAGGGACGAACTCAGATTGATTTTTCCGGTAGTGTAGTTCACACTCTAAAGCTAAGTTCCCAACTTGTTGTCTAGACAAATCTTCAAACAACTTACGCTTCTGGAGCGGCAAACGCGCTCCAGCTGACTTCGTCATATTCAAATCGTAAGTAATTTCTGACACGTCTGGCACTGGTAGAGGGGCGAACATCCAAGGACAGAATTGACGGTAGTATCGAATCACAGGGAGAAAAACATCTGGCGGGAGGACGTCAGGTACTCTCGCATTCTTAAAGAAATCGGCGAAGTAAGCTGAGTCACTCTTCTCCGTGGGTAAATAATCTACCAACTCTGGTAAAGTTACATTCACTTCATTGGAGAAGTATTGCGAAGAAAAAGGGTCTAATTTATACGCAGTCGACATTGGGAAGAATTTCCTCATACTAGCGATAACCGGTAGATGCTCATGCGGATAATCTCGAGGTAGTCGATTGTTTTCAAGTCTAGGTGGCGACAAAGGATGGGTACGTTGCCGCTCAGGGCACACTATCG